GGCATGGGGCAGGGCAACTTCCAGCACCCGAGCAGCTTCTTCCACTGCCTGATGGACGACCTGTCGGACGAGATAATGACCGAGGTGTTGAAGGCGTTCGACATCGACGTCTCCTGCATGACCTCGTTGATCAGCAGCGACGACTCCACCAAGATGATGACCCTGAGGATCAAGAAGGCCCTCCACGAGGTGGACCCCGAGATGTTCGCCAGGAGGGTCAACCAGGCGATGGTGTTGGTGGCGGACATCTTCACCACCTGCAAGAAGGCGGCCAACATCCACATCAACTGGAAGAAGACGGCGATGCAGGCGGTGATCACGGAGTTCAACTCCGTCTTCTCGATAGGGAAGAGGGTGGCTGTGGCCTCCATCAAGTCCATCTACAACTCGATGAACATCGTCGACATGACGTTCCCCGAGAGAGCTGTCAAGGAGGCGATAAGCCACATCAGGCCTATGGTCGAGGACGGCGTCGGGGCCCCCGTCGTCGAGGTGGCGTTCAAGGAGATGAGGATGCAGCTGATCCTCTGGTACAACTTGACCACGGAGATCAGGTTGTTGTGCACCACCTTGCAGTGCTCGGAGGAGGACCTGCCCCACAACTTGGGCTTCTTGTCGGTCAAGAACTTCTTGGAGCAGACGATCTACGGCCCGGAGTACAACATGTTCAACGCCGAGGACGGGTCCAGGTTGAACCTCTTCTACGTGGGGCTGTTCACGGGCCCGATGGAGGAGTACAACATCGAGGACTACTGGTTGAACAAGGAGGAGGTGATCTCGGGGGCCTTCAAGATCAAGTTGGACACCAGGATGAACAAGATGATGAACACCAAGAAGAAGGAGAAGATCAGGGACGAGGACGAGATCACGGCCTTCGACAACATGATGGCGTTGACGGCCGAGACCAACAACACGACGCCCAACGGCATGGACACGTACATCCAGAGGTACTGGATGAACCTGAACTTGCTGTACGAGTTCGGGGAGACGTTCAGGGTCAACTCCATGATCAGGGCCATGCAGCTCACCTCGAAGCCCTTCGTGACGGTGCCGCCCATCAAGAGGACCTTGAAGGAGACCGACGCCGACTACGACCTGTACTCGTTCTACGACAAGATGAAGGCCAAGACGGAGAAGATCTCGACGAGGATGAACAACTTGACGGAGTTCTGCACGATGTGCATCAAGAGGGCGAACATGGACTCGAACTTCAAGCTGTTCTACAGGTTGAGGGAGATCCGGGAGGCCGTCTTGGTGGAGAAGACCAGGATGG